AAGCATTGTTTGCTCATACCGTGCAGCAGCTCTAGCAGACACTAAAGACGCTTGTAGCGATCCTTGCATCTGTGAGTAGATTTTAAGGCTCTTCTTCCAAGCCATACGGTTCAGTGGATCACTAATAATCGTATCTAGCATTGGGTAGAAGGCTACCTTCATTGCTGGGAACACAGTGTTGTAGATAATAGTAGAAGGACTGAATACGCCTGAGATAGAAGCTTCTAAGAACTTCTCATCTAATCTAGCTTTAGGCTTCACACCTACTGTACGTTCAATGTCTAGCTCTGCCATCTCATCCAGTATTCGTTGGAACTCTGGATCAGCGTCACGCAGTTCGCGTAGCTTCGATGCACCTTCGTAGTCCTTAGCCTTTAACGCTTTGTCTACTTCTACATCATGTTCGTCTATAATCTTCTGTAGCTTTCTGTTGTAAACTTTTTGAGAAGCACTCTTCACTGCTGCTTCGTAATCAAACTCTTTGCCTTCCGCATCAGCAATCTTTTTGCGATACGTCATAAAGTCTTGAATCTCTTGTAAGTTTCTACCAGAGTAAGCATTAGCGTGTTTACGCAACATACCAGTTAGTTCCGCTATGTTCTGCGCTGCTTCCTTGTCCATTTTTAATTTGTTCAGTTCTGCATCTGAAATGTTCTTTGTCATCAAACCTTCGATAACATTTAAGTCAGCACCAGCTAGTTCATCTGCTGCATTGATCTGACGTAAGATGTCGCTAAACTCTTCAGGTGTGTACTGATGTGTTTCAAAATCATTTATAAAACGCTCTAACGATCCTTCGGGATTAGTTTTCATTTCCTCAAAGATGTGGTGAGCGTGTGTGAATACTTTAGGACTAATACGAGCCTTCGGTGGACGAGGGTCGATAGTTTCTTTTGGTTTAACCTTAACCTTGGTTTTAATTACTTTAGGTTTATTATAAGTCACACGTACAGTATTATTACCAGCTTTAGCTTTAGTCTTAATATCAAGTCTTATCTGCGCTGCTTGTGAATCAATATCCTTAACACCAGCATCCTCTAAAAACTTTCTATATTCTTTATAGAAGCGGCTCTTTGATTTTGAACCCATTTGATAAAGCACACGGGCTACATCATCATCGAAAAGTAAATCAATAGCTCTGTCACCATAGTTGTATCTAGGCTTAGAACCTTTCAGCTCGTTTGGTAGTTTAGGGGCTGTCCATACGCCAGCATCTTCTGCTGCGCCTTCATCAACCTGATCTTTAATAACTTTATCAATCTCTGTAGCGGGTACTTCATCATCTACTGCTTTAGTGATAATAGTATCAGCTTCTGCTTTTGCATCCGCTAGTTTCTTTTCAGCTAGTAGCTGTTTTGCTACTGCTGCTTCATCATTCCTTTTAGCAGCTTCTGCAATCTTAGGTTCGTAATACTTACTCGCCATTTTACCGACACCGTAGTTTAATGCAGTACCTATAGCAGCTCCGCCAGCAAGACCTATAGTACCCATTAGCATGGTACGTGAAGTGTCATACTCGTCTTGCGCTCCCGCATCAATTCTAACGTTCTGCATCATAGCATCAGAAGCCATAGCGTGTGCTGCACCTTCTGTACCAGCTAACGCCCCTACTCTTTTAGCAGAGGTGTTAATACCAACTTTAGCAGCAGCTTCTACAGACTTAGCACTAGCTTTCTTAAGCGATGCTTTCATTGTCTGTCTTAATGACTCTTTCATAGCAAGCTTTGCCGCTTGTCCAGCTACAGCCGATGTACCAAGAGTAGCTAGACCTAACCAGTTAGTTACGTCTGTCATCATCTCCCAGCCAGCTTGACCAGTTGTGTGCCAGCTCATGTTAACAGCGTCATACTGATCTAACATATAGACAAAAGCTTCTTTAGTTTTCTGGTCTGCCTTCATCACTCTTGACGAGTCAATCGCCATGTCACCAATGTTGTAGTTAAACCCCGCCATCTGTTTCAGACCGTAGTCTGCTAACTTCTCACGGTAGGTTTCACCACTGTAACCTTCTAGCTCCTTGTCACCTTTCTGGGGTACATACCCATAAGTCATTTCAAAGAAATGTTGAGAAGACCTAACCCAATCATCTTTCTTATGGAGGTCAGTCCACTCAACGTCTTGTTCAATAACACCAAAAGGTGTGTAGCCTTGTTCTGGTTCTATGACAGGTTGCTCATTGCTTAACGCTGAAAGCTCCCCAAGATAATCTCTTTCCTTATCTTCGTCTTCCAAAGCGTTTAGCTCTGCTAGATAATCTCTGTCTGCCATGTTTGGCTCCTATTGTTTTTCAATGTATCTCTTAAATTCACTATCGTTGAATATTGCTTGAGGGTTTTCCCTAAGCTGCTGCATATACTCTCTTAGTTGAGGTCTTATTGTATATGCCAAAGTTGGTAGGACGCTCTCTAAGGTTACTAAAGCGTTTTCTACGTAATCTTCTGTAGCTGCTTCTAATACCTCTGGTGAAAACTTTGAGGCTTTGTCTAAGTTCTCTTTATAAGCTTTGTTGTTTTTACTTACCGTCAGGCTGGGGTCATTATTAGCCTCGTCTAAGTAACTTAGAATATCCATCAATTCGTTTTGTTCTATGTTAGCAGCTTCATAAGCTTCCTTTAATTCCTCGTCACTAACTTCAGGAACTGGCATTTCAAAACCAGCCTTTTGCCACTCTTCTACAGCCTTAGGATCATTCTTGTTTGATTCAAACCAGTCAAGTTGTGACTGAGTTGGTTCTTTAACTACCTTAGGTGTTAAAGGATCAGGTGTTAAAGGATCAGGGTTAGTAGTGCCGTCTAAGTTTACTTCTGATGTTGGAATTGTGTTAAGGTTCATCCCCTCTAACTTATCAAGAAATTCATCCTGTATATCCACAATCTCGTCTGATGTAAGGGGGTCAGCCCAACCTTTGACACGCTGTGCTTCTGAATACATTTTCCTAAACAAACGTTCAGCTTTTCTAGTTACCTTTAAAGTTTCATTTGGTAATTGGTTTCCAGCTACTTTAAATGGTAGGTTCTTTAAGTATGTATTAAAGTCTTCAGTAGGGAAGTGAGCTGCTGTATCAATACCAACAAGTAAACTACCTAGGTTATTACTTAAGTAGGTTTGTTCGTTGTCTAAGAATAGAGGGTTATATAATAAGTATTCATCTAGTGATGCTCTATCTAAAGATACCTCATTACCATGTTTATCTTTAACTGCGTTACCTTCCATATCGACAAGAACGTTGCTGCCGTCTGCAATAGACTTCTGCACTTGTAGCATAAAGCTGTTCTTGTTCTTGGTAGATGCACCGCCAGTAAGCTTACCACGCTCTTCGTGGTCTGTTAGAGCTTGTGTCTGAGCTAAGGTTAGGTTTGGTGTATCGAATGTAATAGTGCCCTTAAATGCAGCATCGTCTGCTTTGTTACGATCATCAATACGCTTTGCATTATTAGCAGTTACCGCTGCGCGTTGATCTGCTTGAAACTTATCCTTAATCGCTACTCTAGCATCAGCAAAGAAATATCTAGTAGCGTCATCTTGGTATTCTTTAGGTAAATTCTCAGGAGCTAGTAAGTACGGATTGTTGGTAGCCTTAGCAGCTTCAAGTATGCTTTCACGAACCCACTGCTTTTTGATTTCTGGTGGGACGTTGATTCCTGCTTCGTCTGTGTAGGTTTTGAACTTTGCTTCGATTGATTCATAAGTCCTCGCGGCTGCGTTGTTTCTTAATTCTATTTTATAAGCATCAGTGGCAGTATCTAGATCACCGCTCTCCTCAAGGGCTAAAAAGCTCTCGTGCTCCTTTGTAACAACAGAAGACACAACACCTTTGAAGTCTCTCTCAATTTTCTTCTCACCTTCAGCAGATTTAGCTTTAGATGCAGCAATGTTAATACGATCTACACCTTCTTGCCAGCCTTTGTTGTAACCGACAAGCTCGTGTGCGTCCATACCGCTAGTAAGTTCTAGCTCTTGCATATAAGACTCAACGTGATTAAGCCGCGCTACATCGTCTTGCAGAGTGAAGGAATCCATTGATGCTTCTGCTTCAGCTATTAAACGCTGACCTCTCTCGTACCCTACAGCCGATCTAACTCTTGTTTGGAAACGTAAAGGTAAACTAGCAAAGGTCTCTGAAGTATAAGGGGCAGCCCCATTGCGCTGCTCTTCTATTTCAGCAGCAGTGATGTTTGCTAAATCTTCTTGTATTAATTTTACACGTTGTTCACTTTCTTTTGCTTTAGCATCGAGAAAAGTCCCGCCTAGAGATGCTAGTGCACTAATAGCTTTGGCTGTTTGCATCTTACCACTGCGGGCAAGCTTCTGCTCTGCTGTTTCAGATTTTACAAACGTATCTACTTGCTGTGCTCTCTTCTCGTATTGTTTGGTTTGGACAGCCTGAGCGAAGTTCACTGTTTCTGATAATGATTTACTCATGGTGCTTTAGCCCCCGCTGCTTTATTTGCTTTTATGGTTGAGAGGCTAGACGCGGACGAGATACCTGTCTGAGCACCTTGTACAGCAGACCCTAATACATCTCCAATACCTACACCAGCGCCTCGTGATACTGAGTTGATTCTTGACGTATGAGTAGACTCTTGACCTAATCTTGATTCGTTCATCTGTGCCAATTCTCTTCCTAGGTTTTGCGTTACCATTGTATTGGCTTCTAAACCTTTTCTGACAATACCTTGTTGATAAGCCAGTGTACTATTACCGTTTGCTCCTGACTCGCCACCAGCGACTACGGCTCTTGCTAGTAGTTCACGGGACTGTAGGTCATTAACTACTTGTTCTTGAGCAGCAGCCTCTTGTGCTTGAGACTCCTGCAAGTTAATTTGTCTGTCTGCATCAACCTTAGCTTGATTAGATGCTCTTAGGTTTTCTTCATACGCTGCGTCTTGTGCATCACTGGCGGCTTGCTTTGCCATAATACCACCAGCGGTGCTCATTATACCGAGTGTAATTGATACTGGATCACACATTATTTTTAATCCTCACAAATTGGTAGAAAGGTTCCCTCCCTACACCGTGTTCTTTTATTAAATCAATAAACTGGAATCCCAGTGATTTTAACCATCTCTTCGACACTGTATTATCTGCGTGTACGTAGTTAAGCAGAAGCGGGTAGTCGTTGTTAATCTTCTCTACCCACTCCATTGCTTGTGGTATAAACTCTTTCTTGGTGTCTATTAACTTATCTGTACCTAGCAACCAAGGGCTGCCAAAGGCTTTACAATCTGCCACACCAAACATTCCTACAATACTTCCATCTTCGTGTATGATACTGTGACATTCTCTGGAAGCTTTAAAACTTGCTTGAAGTGACCTTAGCGGGTCTACCCCGTTACTAGCCATAACTTCTTTAGCGTCTTGATCTCTCATAAAGGGAGCCATCTCTCGACAGTCTCCCCAGTTTGCGGGTCTGTAGTGGTGTGTCATATTTATAGTCTCTGGTTTCTTAGAACGATATACCCCTCCCACTCTGCACTTTGGAACGTGCTGGGAAGGTGTGAGTCGTTGGTTATTGTTATAGCTGTATCTGTTGCCTGTGCTTGCACCCCAACTTGGAACGCTCCGTCATCGATAACAGCAGCCTGATCTAAAAGGTTGTTTTGGTTATCTAACACACGCCCTGTAAAGTTTGAGGTAATTGGAGACCTACCCACGGAGTCTACAGTAACGTCAAAGTGTCCCGTGTGGCTATAGTTAAACGACATCTTCCTTAACTGGAAGCGGGCAAGCTGTGTTGAGTCACCTTGTTTTGGTTTAAATACTTGCTCTGACATTTGATACTTAAATGTATAGGGTATACCAACGGTTACGGTTTTGCCGTTGTCAGTTGCATCGTAAACTTGTTGGATTACACTGTCTGGATTAAATGTTCCGTAACTATTGCCTGATTCATCAACAACTCTTAAAGAACCAGCCGCTGCAGTGTAAGGCATATCTACACTATAACGATTTCCTTGAGCGTTGTGTCCTTCAAACGAAAGCATATTTCTTGTTACTGTTATCTGTTTATCTAATAAGACTTCAGTGTGGTCGTATTTGACATCAAGTGTCTCGTAGCTGCCGTCTTCAAATGTTAAATACATTAAATTATTGGTAAAGAATATGTGGGCTATGTTTTCTGTGAATATCCACTTAGACCAAGCACTCTGTAGTCGCTCATCTGAGGAGTTATACCACTTATAAATGTAACACTCTTTCTTGTTGCCAGAAGTAAGACAAGCAAGCATATCTTCATTAGAAGATGCAGAAAATTGTCTTATGCTTCCTTCAAGGTATGCTGGAACGTGTGACGTAACGGAAGTAGCATCTCTGACTTCTGTGGTTTCTCTTGTGAAGAACTCACGTACTCCTGCGTAACCACCTGATTGCACGGCAAAGAATACACTATTACCTGCGCTCACTGGTGAGGTTGTTAGATCACACTCATACTTAGTTGATTGGTCTACTGTTACTTCCGCTGGTGTTAGTAACTGGGAAGCAGATAGAGTAAACTGGTTAAGCTCAGAGAATAACAATAAGTTATCCTGCATAGGAATAGCAGCTTTAAGCGTTGATACTTCGTTCTGACTCACAGCCACATCAATAGGATCAGAGTCTAATAGTGTACGTACTGTTGTTCGGAAGAAATTGTAATAACCACCAGCTTCACTAAATATTACATTCTCTCCTGCAAGAACACCTAATCGGTTTCTGTGGAAGAAGATGTCTGTTATCCTTTGCCCAACAAAACTAGGAAAAGGATTAGTGTTGTCATCGCCACACACACGGTTATCCCATGCCCCCTGACCAAAAGTAAAACTATAGTCAGCGTTTTGTCGCAACTGGTGAGGCATGGTTGCTAAATCAAAACCATTATTAGTATTAGGAACTACACACTCTCTCCAAAAACCTGAACCACCTTCGCCCTCAAACTTCACATAGAAATCGTCTTCTTTCTTCTGGTTATCGCCCACAACCCCCAAGACAAAACCGTCTTCACATTGGTTGGGTAAATCTGTAAACGATTTAGCGTTTCTTCTAAATGCTTTAAGGTTTACACCCCCATCATCGTCTGTAACTCTAATTGTATAGTCATCTTCGTCAGCCTCTAAAACAAAGTAAGGTAGGTAGTTGGTGTTGACCTGTGGTAATACCGACACCCAAACACTAGATGCTATACCCCTTAACCCAGCAATTACATTCCCCGTTTTAAGCGCATTATCATTAACTTCTGCATTAGTACCCGTGGTGGTAATTTGCTGGGGTGTGTCGTAGTCCTTTGAAGCAAGGGTTGATCCGCTGCTTCTAATTAATTGAACTTTATACTTTCTCCCGTAATTTACACTCTTGAGATAAACTAGAGATTTACGTATATTATGTGCAAGTACCCCTGTAGGGGTGCTAGATTCTCTCACCGTTTTAGTGGGGTTAACAATGAACGTAGCATCAGCAACAGAGGTAGCGGTCATGCGAAAAGGAGCAAGTGATAAGTATGATGTATTATCATTATTGTCGGCAATCCAAGAACCGCTACTGTTCCAGCTTGCATGACCTGATTGGTATCGTAAGTTACCATTAATGTCGTAAACGTGTACTGTCTTATCGTCTGTGATAACAACGTGGTATTGCTCGTGATCACTTCTCTTGTATGTGTGGAAAAACGCTGTATCCAAGTCTTCTAAATCTACCAAGTCATTCCTAACGCTTAAGTTGGATTGAGAAGAGCTTGAATTTCCGTTGATACATTTTAACTTTTTTAAAAACTTTGTAGGTGGGCGTTTCTTAAGCCCATCAACCACATCCGAGAAACCATTTTCCTGTACTTCTCCCTGACTCTCTAATCGTAGAGCTGCGGGTTGTTGACTAACCCCGTTGATGAGGTTGGGTATGCTTTTAGAAACTAAAGCCATTTAGATCACCTTGTGTCCGATTGAACGATCAAGAACGCTATACGTGCCGCCATCGTCAAATATGTTATAGTCCCCGTTCTCGCTTTCCATTTCTTTCAAAGCGAATAGGGCTTGTTGCTCATCAGCTCTGTTCATGGCTGAGAGGTTGTCACTACCGACTACTCTTTCTTGGAATAATCGTGCAGCTTTAATTGTAATGTATCGTCTTGCTACTTCTGGTATCAATGTGAAGTCTAGCATATAGACAATATCTAGTTTTAAATCTTTGTTGATATTGTATGTGTGTTGTACTTTGTCGTACATATACAGCCCACGTTGTACGTATTCGTTTTTGTTGCTTCTGTACTTTGTCTCTGAATGGGCTAGGTCTGCTCGTAAGGTATTATCGGCTAGTTCCACTATACCATTTAAACCTTTACCTACTACCACATCTGGCTCAGTGTTGAAGTTCCAGCCAAATGACTGAACATCTCTTGAAACTTCATTGAGTACAGTCTCAGCCGTTTCAGCATCAACTAAACCAGAACTTAAGCTGTTGACTGGTGCTTCGCCAATGGTCGAGA